TTTGATGAAAAACCATACATTCTAATGAACCAAGATACGGCGAGTACAACTTTTTCTTTGAATGAATCAGATTTCAAACAATTTATATTTAATACTCCTGACGAAAAAATTACATATAAAAATGGTGCAGGAACAGTATTTCAAAGTTTTAGAACTTTTGCTATAAAAATTATTATGAGATTAAATAGAGCATCACAAGATACCTTTATAGGAATACCAAGACTCAAAAATGTACGTGCTATTGCATTAGATAGTGAAGGTAATCCTTGATATACAAAACTGATGATCCACGTTATAATAGAGATGGACACTCTAATGCTATTATAGCGAAAGATAAAAAATTACTTTTAAAACATAGAAATAAAGTGAAAAGTAATAATGTTATAAAGAACAATGAAAATGAAATAAATAATTTAAAAAATGATATAGTTGAACTAAAACAAAGCGTAAATCAAATTTTGAATTTGCTTAGTAAGGATAAAAATGGCAATATCTGATACTGGAATAACTTCAGTTGAATTAGTTAATACTTTTGAACAATGGAGAACAAAAACAAATCAGTTGATTACTGTTCTCAACGAACATTCGGATAGTAATCCTGTTACCAATCTAGTATCGGCTAATTCAACAGGTGGTTTTTCTATTAATACAATCACTTCAAATATTGTCACTGGTTCTAATGTAACTGGATCGAGATTGCTTTTTTCTGGTGGTACAATTGATTTCTCAGGAGCAAATGTATCAGATTTAGGAACCGCTTCAAAATTTGCACTCGTAGAAGACTCTGGTGCAACTGTTACTGGTTCAAGTCCAGATAGTAAAATTGTAAGGGCACAAATAAATGAATGTGAAATTAATTTAAATGGTAAAAATATAAATGCCAATGGAGCATCTACAATCAATTTAAGTGGTGCAACGGTAACAGATTTAGGTACAGTAAGTACAGTTACTATGAATGGCGGTACTATCAATGATGCTAATGTTAATATTACAGATGATAGTGGTGGTAGAACAATAACAATTTCTGCTACTGGACCGCATAATTTAACAGGCGCTAAATTTACTGGTGCAGAATTTAGAACACCGACACAAAATGGTGGTGTTGTTTTTTCTGCTAATTTGACAGTAAATACTGGTTCATATTTAAATAGTAATACTGGTGCGATTTTAGGTTCCGATGTCGGAACAGCAAATACAGGAATAGGACATTTCCCAGAATGGACAGGAGCCGCTTTAGGTCATCCAACTTCATCTGTAGGTAGATTACATGTTAGAACAGAGTTTGCGGCCGCATCTGATGCTAAAACTGCGGTTGATGCATTTGCAGATGAACTTGTATTAGAAAATGGTAATACTGATGTTGGTATGACTTTGTTATCAAATACTGCATCAAATGGTGTGATTGCTTTTGGTGATACCGCTGATACTGATGCTGGATTTGTTTTGTATGATCATACAAATGATAGGATGATGATAGGTGCTGGTTCTGCAAATGCATTAATGGTTGATAGTGAATTTGGATCATCTGTTCAAATACCAGGCGGTGATACGATAGGAACACAGGCAGGGAAACTTCATATTAATGTTGGATCATCAGATGCAACAACAGGAATATTTCTTGATGCAAATGAAGCAGATGAGATGGCTATTTCAATTGATGGCGAACAAACCACTGCCAATGTTGTTGATTTAGATGTAGATACTATCACTTCTGGACATGCTTTAGCAATTCATCATGGATTAGGAACTGGAACTTCTTATGCTATGAGTTCTTCCTTACTTGCATTAACCGATAATAATAGTTCTACAACTGCAAGATCAATCATTGATATTAATCAAGATGCCACTGGTGCAACTGCATCAATCGCATTACAATATAAAATTGATGGAGGTCAAGGAATAGTCGGTATTAATAATACAACAGGTAAAGCGGCATTAAATTTATATTCTACCGTGGCTCATACTGAACCACTTGGAATTTTAATGTCAAATAATGCATCCACAACTGGTTCGACATTAAAACTTTTTAGTAGATCAACCACTGGCGGCACTACAACATTACAAGTTTCAAATACAACCGCAGATACTTTTGTCGCATATGCAAATGGTTCAGCAAAATTTTTTGGTGAAAAAGTTTATTCTGGATCAGTTAATTGTAGACTAGCAGTAAGAGATATTGGCGGAGTATTATTAAACAACTAGAAAGATAAATGGCTACACCAAGCACAAGAGAAGAGTTAAAACAATATTGCCTGAGAAATTTAGGTAAACCTGTTATTGAAATCAATGTCGAAGATGATCAAGTTGAAGATCGTATTGATGAAGGATTGCAATTTTTTCAAGAGTATCATTTTGATGCCGTAGAAAAACATTATCACATTCATAGAATAACTGGTTCTGAATTAAAGATAAGTTCGAATACAGGTGCTTTTACTAATGGTGAAATTATTACAGGAGGCACTTCTGATGCAAGTGCTACCGTGCATTCTGCAAATTCATCTGTTATTACATTTAAAAAACATATGGATTCAAATGATATAGCCAACAATAATGTATCTTCAAGTTTTTCAAATGGCGAAACAATAACAGGAAATACAAGCGGTTCGACCGCAGTTGCCGCTACAGATGCTAATCTTGTCACATTTGGCGATGTTGATAATCGATATGTAACTTTGTCAGATTCAATTATAGGTGTAGTAAGAATTTTTGATATTCAAGATACAGGTGGAGGACAGACATCAAGTGATTTGTTTTCATTCAGATATCAATTTCATTTAAATGAAATGCCTTATCTGACGGCAACATCTGTAATAAATTATAAAATGTCAATGCAACATTTACAATTGTTGAATGACATGTTTGTAGGAAAAAAACCTATTAGATTTAATCGTCATCAAAACAGATTGTATTTAGATATAGATTGGGACAATGACGATTTAAAACCTGAAGAGTATCTTGTTGTAGATGCATATAGAATAATAGATCCAAATTCTTTTACTGATGTTTACAACGATATGTTTTTGAAAAGATATGTTACTTCTCTCATTAAAAGACAATGGGGTGCAAATCTAATTAAATATGAAGGTGTTCAATTACCTGGCGGAACAACCTTAAATGGTAGACAATTATTTGAAGAGGCTAATCAAGAGATAAGGGAGACAGAGGAACAAGTATCTCTCAAGTACGAATTACCAGTTGACTTTATGGTTGGTCCAGGATAATGGCTACAAATCCCTATTTCAATCACTTTGAAAATACATCAGAACAAAATCTTCATCAAGATTTGATTATCGAATCAATAAAACAATTCGGTATTGACAATTATTATCTCCCAAGACAATACATGAATGAAGATTTGTTATATGGTGAAGATACGATCTCACAGTTTAGTCAATCACATCTTATTGAAATGTATGTCAAATCAGTAGATGGTTTTGAAGGCGAAGGTGATTTTATATCAAGATTTGGTTTAGAGATAAGAGATCAAGTGATATTTTCTTTAGCGAGAAGAAGATGGGAAAATTTAGAAACTGGTTATGAAAGACCAAGAGAAGGTGATCTAATATTTTTACCACTTAATAAAAAATTATATGAGATTAGATTTGTAGAACATGAATCAATGTTTTATCAATTTGGTAAACTACCGATATTTGATATGACATGTGAATTGTTTCAATATGATAGTCAAAGAATCGATACTGGTATTGAACAAATTGATGATATAGAAGATAACTTTGCTTATGCAGTTGAAGTAACTCTACAAGCAGGAGGATCAGGAAATTATGTTGAAGATGAATATGTTTATGTAGGAAGTACAGAAAGCACGGCAAATACTAAAGGAAGAGTTATATCTTGGAATTCAACTGATAGAGTATTGAAACTTACTGATTTAAAAGGTACATTTTCTGTATCACAAAATGTTGTTGGTAATACAAGTGGGGCATCTTTCACAGTAGGAACCACACCAAATACTCAAACATTCGTTAATGATACATCTGCAAACAATATTACGATTCAAACTGAATCAGATTCTATCATAGATTTCTCTGAATCTAATCCATTTTCTGAATCTAATTATTAAGTAGTTGCTTCAGGTAAAACTGTAATCATACCTTCAACGATTCTCTCTTTAGTTACGCCATCCGATTGTATAAATTCCACATCATACACATATAAACCTGAAGACATTTCACCAGTTGTTGTAGCATTTGCAGTAATTGTAACATTACTACCCGAAACAGATGTTGAGAAGGTGAGAATAAAAGATGTATTTGTGGTAGTGTGATTCTTTTTCATTTTAGAAGCACATGTACCACTACTAATCGTTACATTTGAGTTATTTGCATTCTTGGCAGTAAAAACTTTTTCAAAGTTACTACCTTGATGCATTGTTAAATTTTCGCCTTGAGTTTTTATTGTAAGTGCCATAAGACTATTTATATAACTAAATAATACTGAAATATTGGAGTATTATGTTAGGACAAACTTTTTATCATCAAACAATAAGAAAATATGTTGCATTGTTTGGTACATTGTTTAATGATATTAATATAGAGAAAAAGAATTCTTCTGGAGTTGTTGTTTCTCGTCAAAAAGTACCGATTGCTTATGGACCTAAGCAAAAATTTCTATCTAGGATAAATCAAGACCCTAGTCTTACAAGACAAGTTGCTATACAGTTACCTAGACTTGCTTTTGAAATGACAGGAATGAATTATGATCCTGTTCGAAAATTAAATTCTGTAGGAGCCTTGACACACAAAGAAACAATCAATGGTAATCGTAATATAAAGAAGATGTTTAATCCTTCTCCTTACTTGTTTGATTTTTCTCTTTATGCATTTGTCGAAAACGCAGAAGATGGTACTCAAATACTTGAACAAATTTTACCATTCTTTACACCAGAGTTTAATGTGAGTGTAAACATATTAACTGATATGGGTATCAAATTAGACATACCCATAGTCATTGCTGGTGCTACAAGCGAAGATTCATATGAAGGAGAGTTTTCCAGTAGAAGAACAATTATATGGACAATGAATTTTACACTTAAAGGATTCATTTATCCTGACATTAAATCAAGTCAATCAATTATTAAATCAATTGAAATTGCATTTAAAGAAACGGTTTCAGATACGCCATCAACTGGTACATTTGAAAGAATATCTTTAGAGTCAAGCACAAATTTTTCAGAAGATTTCTTTTTACTTGAGACAGGTGACAATATGATTACCGAATCAAGTGAAACCAAATTAGGACTTGACAATGTAATCAGTAAGATTACAGTAATACCAGAGGGTGGGGCTAATACATACATCACCCCTGGAGATGATTTTGATGCAAACACAACGGTTACAGTCTTTAGTCCACCAGTTGATTATGATCCTGCTACAGGAACTTTTGGATAAAAATTATGATGAAAGATTTTGAAGATAAATTAAATGACCTACTGGAATTGCCTTCTGACATTGCAATTGCAAAAGAACCTCTTGAAAGAAAAGTTGTTAATTCAGATGAAAACGACTTAGATAATGACTATAAGTATGCCCGTGAAAATATGTACAATATCATTGAACGAGGTCAAGATGCAATTGATGAACTATTACAGGATGCAAGAGATAGTGGTAATGCAAGAATGTATGAAGTCGTAGGTCAATTAATTAAAACAGTTGGTGAACAAAATAAAGATTTGGTAAATCTTCACAAACAAGTCAAAGACATTACTAACGAACAAAAAGCATCACCAAATAATGTTACAAATGCATTGTTTGTAGGAAGTACCGCAGAACTTCAAAAGATGCTCAAAGATAAAAAAGAGTAATGGCTCATCTAGGTCAAAGAGACAGAAAAGATCCACAAAATCCAGTTTTCGTAAGATACATTACGAATAATAAAGACTGGGAAAAATTGACTATTAAAACAGAGAATGGTCAATTTGCTGATATGTATCGCAAAGAAGGTACGTCTTTAGTTGAAATGGATATAAGAATAAATCCTAGAACAGAAGTAAAGTTATTAAAAAAT